GAATATTCTTAAAAAATTCAAGTAGTGATTTATCATCGAAAATAGTATTCATTAATTATAGTTTTTATTTTCGATTTGTAGCGCCTTAGTTTTATTCCATACAATACCAACACCCGATAAAACTTTCTCAAGTACGATATTTAATTGCTCAGGCACCCCACACTCAAAAACTGAATTAATTGCGCTTTGTTTATACAATTTCAGTTCTTTAACTTTTGCGCCTTCAATTGTTTTTTCGGCTTGTTTTTGTGCAAGATGTGAAGACCATTCTCGCAATTGATCGCGGCAATCCTCGGGTTGAATACCCTTCCCGTACCTATCACGTGAATAATAGCTGTCACTATCGGATTTTCTAAATTTATAATTTAGATTTTCTTTTAGTTCAACGTCTTTTATTTTACCAAAAAACGTTTGGGCTTTACGTTGTTTTATTTCTAAGTTCTCGATTGCTTGCTCAAGCTCTTTAATAACAACGTCCGCTTTTATTTTTTTGGCAAGTTTCAATTCCGCACTTTCAGTAAGATCCGCAACAATAGATTTTACGCTTAATTCAGCTTGCTCTATTAACGGGTCAATTTCGGAATTGATACGTTTTTTCAAATGTTCCAACTGATACTTAGTCGGATATGTTGATTTAGTCATATATTTACATCCTTTATGTTATGTTAATATCCTATAATTAATACTGATTTAAAAATCGATTGCAAGTCTTTTTGTACTCTAAAAAACAAGTTTTATTTTGGACATTTTTTAGTCTTATTTGCGCTATAATTACTATAGTTTTTGTAGTTTATAATGGTTCTAATAAATGAGTTATTAAAAGTCATAATTATACAACCGCCCGTCCCTCGATACTTGTTAAAACTTACTGGCCGCGAGCAACTCGCGTCTAGGTTGTAGCGCCATAGTTTATAATGATTATAAATTAATCCTAGAAATTCCTAGATGCTCGACACATGTGACCCGTGAGAAAGTTTTTTTTATTATTGCTCGTTGCGCGTTGCGAGGATCTAGCCAATTAATAGAGGTACCAAAGCAAGGCCAAAATATCTAAGTTTTAAAATTTTAAACTATTTAGCGCGAAACTATGTTACTAAATTATGTTAGTATTGTCGGATTTGTAGCCTTAACCACCCCAAATTCGTTATTGCTTTCTAGGAGAATACCGAATAAATTAATAATCGTTGGAAACATTAACCAAAAAATTTTACAAAAAATTTTTTTCAAAATGCAAATTGATTTAGACAAAATAAAAAAGCTCCCACCTGACGTGAAGAAAGACTTCATGAAGATGTACCTAAAGCTTGATGAAAAGAAAAAGATACTGAAAGTCAAAGATGACTTCCTGTCATTCGCCAAACACATGTGGCCAGAGTTTATAGAAGGTAGACACCATAAGATTATAGGAGATAAGTTCAACCAGATAGCACAAGGCAAAATCAAACGATTGATTGTCAATATGCCACCAAGACATACCAAGTCAGAGTTCGCTAGCTCCTTGCTACCCGCTTGGATGATCGGGCGTAATCCTAAACTTAAAATTATTCAGACCACTCACACAGGGGAACTTGCAATTAGATTCGGGCGTAAAGCAAAAACGTTAATGGATTCTACAGACTACAAACAAGTGTTTGAAACACGTCTTAGAGAAGATAGTCAAGCAGCGGGCAGATGGGAAACAGCACAAGGTGGAGAGTATTTTGCATCTGGTGTCGGTGGAGCAATCACAGGTCGTGGTGCTGATCTATTAATTATTGATGATCCACACTCAGAACAAGACGCAATGAACCTTACAGCTCTTGAAAGAGCTTATGAATGGTATACATCAGGACCACGTCAAAGGTTGCAGCCAGGTGGAGCAATCGTTTGTGTAATGACAAGATGGAATGTCAAAGATTTAACAGGACAATTATTAAAACATCAAAAAGAAGCAAAGTCAGATCAGTGGGAGCTAGTAGAGTTCCCTGCGATCATGCCATCAAACAAACCAGTATGGCCTGAGTATTGGCAGCTAAAAGAACTTGAGACTGTTAAGGCATCACTATCGATTGGTAAGTGGAATGCACAATGGATGCAAAACCCAACTAGTGAAGAAGGTGCCATCATCAAAAGAGAATGGTGGAATGTTTGGGAGAAAGATGAAATGCCAGCCTTAGAACATATCATACAATCTTACGATACAGCATTTATGAAAAAGGAGACAGCTGACTATAGTGCAATCACGACATGGGGTATCTTTAGAGATTCTGAAGATAGTCCACAACAGTTGATATTAGTCGATGCACTTAAAGGTAGATACGAGTTTCCCGAACTTCGTCGCGTAGCCAAAGAACAATATGATTACTGGAAGCCAGAAACTGTGTTGATTGAAGCGAAAGCTAGTGGATTACCTCTAACTTACGAGTTAAGAAATATGGGGATACCTGTTGTAAACTTTACTCCATCAAAAGGGAATGATAAGCACGCTCGTGTAAATGCAGTTGCACCTTTGTTTGAAAGTGGTATGGTGTGGGCTCCTGATGAAAAATTTGCAGAAGAGGTTATTGAGGAGTGTGCAGCTTTTCCATACGGGGATCATGATGACTTGGTCGATAGTATGACACAAGCTGTAATGCGATTTAGACAGGGAGGGTTAGTACCACATCCTGAAGACTATGAAGAAGAGAAAATTATAAAAACGAAAAGGACTTATTATTAATGGCTAATGGAATACTAACACTTAACCCAAACTTTCCTGAGAGAAATTCAGAGGGTGAAAAACTTCCTTTGATTGAAGCACCTGTTGGTGCAGGAATTGGTTTAGCTTTAGCTAATTTTTTAAAAGATAAAAACAAAGAAAATTTACCAGAAAAAATTGACGAAGATAAGAAAAAAGAAGAGCCTCCTGAAGACCCAGATTTTATACCAGAAATTTTAAAATTAAAAGAAATAGATGACGATGATGATGTTGCGTTAGACACACCAGAGGCTTATGACAAAGATGGAAAAATAGTAAACGTTGATAAATTAGTTAATATGGAAAAATATGATACACCTTTTGTTAAAAGAGTAGAAACTGAACGTCAAGATGCTTTTCCTTTTTCAATAAAAGATTTTAAAGGTGGAGCTTTAGATAATAAAACAATTAAAGAAGCTTTTGATTATGTGCATGGTGATGCACCAGAAGATAATCCTCAACCTTTTAGTAGGGATAATTTTTTATTAACACCCGCAAGAGGACAACAAGAAATTGCTTTAAGATTAATAAAACAAAAATTAATAGAGGATGAAGCAGATTCTAAAGTTATAGATCATATTACAAATTTGCAAAAAGAGTTGAGTGAGAGAATAAAAAACACTGGATATTTTGGTCAAGGTGCAGAAAAAGAAAAAAATTTAAACGTAGGCATGGGTCTTTTTAATGAATTAAAAAGAAAGAAAAATGCCAAAGGCGGCATGATTGATAAACCTTTATCAGGAAGAAGTAGGTACGTATAATGTCAGAGCTAACAGATAAATATTCAAAGAATTTTAGTAAAGCTAAAAAGAAAGAATTTGAAAAACGTGTGTTTGATAATCTTGGTGCAATGTCAGAGTTGTCAGCTATTATGTTAGTTTTAGCAGAAATGAGATCTGGTAATAAAAATGGTGGATTGATAGACAAGCCATTAGGAGCGGGTGGCAAGAAATCAGGACCACCTCCTAAAAAAGGGCCAAGCTCGAAAGGGTTGAATATTAAAAGCAATACTGTTAAGACAGTTTAATTGGAGAAATAAATGGCAACAGATAAAGCATTACCCAACGAGGTAAGAAAAGAAATCAACATTCCTAGTATTGAAGATATACAAGTAGATTTAGAAAAAGAGCCAGTAGAAAAAGGCCTTGTTGAAGTTCAACAAAACGAAGATGGCAGTGTTGATGTAAACTTTGATCCAAGACTTGGAAGTCCTGGTGAAGACACTGGACACTTTGCAAATCTAGCTGAACTGTTACCTGATGATGTATTAGATCCATTAGGAAGTAAAATGTATGAAAACTACATGGATTATAAAACTTCAAGAAAAGATTGGGAAAGAACTTACACGCAAGGATTAGAACTATTAGGTTTTAATTATGATGACAGAACAGAACCATTCAAAGGAGCGAGTGGTGCAACACACCCAGTATTAGCAGAAGCTGTTACACAGTTTCAAGCGTTAGCTTATAAAGAATTATTACCAGCAGAAGGTCCAGTTAGAACTCAAATTATAGGTATGCCTACACCTGACAAAGAAGCTCAGTCGCAAAGAGTAAAACAATTTATGAATTATCAAATTATGTCAGAGATGCCGGAGTATGAAGCAGAGTTTGATCAAATGTTATTTTATTTACCGCTTGCAGGTTCATCATTTAAAAAAGTTTATTACGATGAAATTATGCAAAGAGCAGTTTCAAAGTTTGTACCAGCAGATGATATTGTTGTACCATATACTGCAACATCATTAGATGATTGTG